TCCGCATCTTGACTAGGGTGCCGTCTGCCAAAATATCAAACTCTTCTTTTGACAACGCCATGCGTTCCCTGAGAGCGTCGTACTCATACACACCTGTCTCTAAAATATATCCAATCAAATTAGACAAGAACTTGGCCACCACAACGCCACGATAGCGGTTGAGATCAATGTGCAGTAACACGGCCTCAATGTCATCGCATTCCACGAGGACGCAAGGGACAGAAGACAAACCCAACTCTTGTGCGGCCCTCAAGCGATGATGCCCATCAACGATGGTGTTGGTACCCTGCTGAACTACTAGCGGTGACAGAACTCCGTATGTTTCAATTGAAGTCATCAAGCGCTTGTAGTCAGGCTGAACAACATAACATGACGTTGCCCATCCACCAATCTTCAAATCGGCAAGAAAGATGTGTTGAGTCTGCATCTAAATAGCCTACCTAGTGTCATCCTGCAAGTCAAGGGTGTCCGCATCCATCAGTATCTGCTCTTCCTGCTCAAACAACGCAACTCGCTTATTGTGCGCCTTGGTCTTCGGACCAACAGGACTTGGTGTACCAAAGAAAGCGTTCAGTAGAAGAGTTCGTACCAAATGGTCAATCGGGTACCCGTAAGGGTCTTTAGCGTGGCGCTTCTTGAACTCATTGGAGTAAAGCATCGCCGCCTTGTGCAATCCGTCTGTCAAGATATTGTCGTCAATACAATATTTGACTCCCTTCCAGCCCATGCTAGAGTACAAGTCAATAACCATCTCAATATCAAACTCTGACCACAACTGACGCTGTGCTTCAATAGAAGGGAAGCACCGGACTAACTCATCGTAGAACTCTGGTTCAGTGCGGATAACGTCCGTAAGTCTTCGGGCCGCAACCGAGTGAAGCGGAATACCCACACGCTGATTTGCGCCACTCATCGCCGCATAGTCGTAGTATGCGCAGTACTCTGCATCGTGCTCTTCTGTGATGTACTTCAAAACATCGTCAGATGTCCAATCGTAAATGATCTTAGCGAAGCGGAGGGGAATCGCTTTAGACAACTGGAATGGACGGTTAATGTAGTTTTCGTGGAGTTTTTGCGTAACAGTCCGATACCGGATCATCGACTCGTTAGCACGGATACCCGTAATGAACGCAGTACGTCCCTTCTTGCCCTGCATGGTGTACTCATCAATTCGCTTAGGGATTGCCTCGTTTGGGTCTAGCCCAAAGTGTTCCGCACGAATGGCGTTCTCAGGATAAGGCCGGAACAACCGCCCCTGTGACTCTCGGTACTTAGACCACAGCAACACGTACTGTCTAGCGCCCAGAACCCACAACTCTTGGCCTTGAGGTAAGCAATACCACTCCATGTCTACCCAGTCATATTCGCTGACACGCTTGACATACTCTTCAATAGAGGGAGACAGCATTTCTTCGTCACGGAAAATAACCTTGACGGGGCCTAAGCCTCGCTCATCATGAACTTCTTTTGCTAAATACAGACACGCAGTAGAGTCTTTGCCGCCAGAAAACTGAACGCACACAGTGTCGAACGTGTCGTAGATATGGCGAATTCTGTGCCGTGCAGCGTCCACACAGTTCATGTCCAAAAACATTCTGCGTCTAGGCATGTTAACCTCTAGGAGAGTGCTGTGCGATGAAGTCTAGCAGGCGCTCACTCGTAGTATCACCGTCATAGGCCGGTGCTTCTTGTAGCCACCGTAGGAACTGATACCACTTGGACTGCTGTTCCGCACCCTCAAACACGAGAGTGAACTGAATAGAAGCATTGGTAGTGCCTGATGCACCCACAGCAGTGCTTCCCTGCGTCACGACGTTTTCTACAGAAGCCGTAGGGGGAGTAGTGGGAGTAGAGGGTGTTTGTGTAGGAGTAGTGGCAGGTGGAAGTGACGTGGCAGTTGAGCCACTAGAAGCATCACTCACAACGATCTCTGGCGCAGTCCATCCGCCGTTCGGATCAACCGTGTCAACGAACGTATCGGAGATTACCGTGTTTTCGATAGCGGCGACGGAAAAGTCGTCCCATCCCAGAACGTCAAAAAATTCTTCGTCATCCCCTAGGACATCGGTAAGCATCTGATACAACAGGTCGTTATCGGTAGTGCCCAGTTCGGAGATTCTGTTATCTGCTAGAGCAAACGCTAGTGCGTCATCGCTATCCAAATTGACAATAGAGACAGCAATCTTCTCCCAACCTAGCCGCTTCGCTGCTTCTAACTGATGGTTTCCAGCAATAACAGTAAGACCACCACTATCGTTCTCTACAGCGACAATAGGCTTTACCTGACCAAACTTATCATAAGACGCCATGATTGCATCAACATTACCTCGCCGTGCATTGTTCTCCAACGGGTGCAATAATGCAATATCTACTGCTAGGCTTTGAATATTATCTGCGATGTTATGAATCATAATCTGCGACTTTCTCTGCGACCAACAGCACATCTAGGTAGTTTCTGTGTTGAGCAGCATACTCGTCCCACACCTCAGGCGCTTTCTGTCCACCAACAAAGGATAGAGCGCAGGGTGACTGAAAGTCACATGCTAATGTACGGAATCCGAAACTATCGTCAAACAAAGAAACTAGCCCATCTGTTGTGAACCGAAAATAATCGTTAGGATAACCGTGTATTGGGAAGGTTAGGTGAGTGTGAATATGCGCCAATCCGCCTAACTTTAAAATTCGATTTATTGAAGCAGATGCTAACCACGGCTTTTCAACATGCTCATAAACAAACCGGGCCACGAAACCATCAAAACGAGATGCTTCAAAAGTGTCTTCCAACTGGTGAATATCAGCAACAACATCTACGTCAGCACCATCATCCACAAAGTCTGACTTAACATACTCGTTGAGGTTATCGAAACGTCCCATGCTGTGAGTTGATCTTCCGGGCTGTGACTGCGCTACACCAACTTCAAGAATTGACTTTGGCTCGCCTGTATTCATCTTATCAATGAAAATCTGAAAAATATCAGAGTCTCTATATCCCTGATCGCCTCGGTAATATTCAGTCATATCTTTTCCTTAGAACTTTGCTTGTGATCTAACATTCGCTGCGATTGTACGAAGCGCATCACAAGCCGTGCGTAATGAATGTAGTTTTTCACGCTTTGCTTTAACGAGCGCTTCTGCAACCATCGAATCATAATATAGTTCGCTGGTCTTGTACCCAGCCCAACTCTCTTTCTGCTTGACCGCTCCTTCAGCCGCAAGGTACTCCTTGAACCACTGCTTCTTATAAGCGGCTTCTTTTTGCGCATGGTCTTTAGCCAAGACCTCAAACGCTTCTGTCTCTTCCTCAATCTCGCTAGTTAAGCGAATCAACTCACTCTCAACCTCCACCGGAGTGATAGGCTTATTGCGCACAGTATTCATATCGTTATTCTACCCTGCATTCTTTAAATGGTCAAGAGCGTTCTGTAAGCGCACAACTTCAACGCCCCAGTCAACCTTGACCCCCGGAACGCCACGCTCTAACAAATCATCTAGAAATTCTCTGCCTAATTCGGCCTCAAGCCATCTTGCCCAAACAAGTGGATTCTTTGACTGTGCCCAATGGCATGACGCACAAAGCGCCACCGCATTACGCTCGTCAGTCCTAGTGGAAGAAATACTACGAGAAATAATGTGAGCACATTGAATCTGCTTGCCACTCTCTTTAGTCGCACCGCACCAGCGGCAAGTAAAGTTATCTCTAGTGCGGACGTACAGACTATGAAGTTTGGTAGCCTTAGCCTTAGCACTCTTACCATAATCGGTAGGCATTACAGTTCAATGTCTTGATGGATGGGGAAATACCAGCCACCATCGTTATGTTGTCTAGCCTGAGGCATATCTGGACGATGATTTACACCAGAGTAATGCAGAATAACTGCTTCACGCCACAAATCAGGATTGTTCGGAACAGTACCCCTGTGCATTAGACGAGCGTGCCAAATAAGCACATCGCCCTTCTTTGCAATAAACTGCTCCTTCTGTAAACCGCCACGACTAATAATGTCTTCAAACATCGGCGTTAGGAACTCCTCAGAATACCTTGGCCAGTTAGGGTCATCTCGCAAATTAACAGGAATTCTCTGCTTCGTTGCCTGCTGTGTGATCGTGGGGAGTACGTGACTCCCTCGCACAAACTCAAACGGTCCAGCATCTTCATGAATATCATCTAGGGCTACCCAGACTGCAAGATAGTGATCTTTGTTTGCGTCAGGGTTTAAGTACCCGTCTTGGTGCCAGTTACGGGTGGTTGACTTCCAACCAGTAAGATTCAAATGGATTCCCATCTGATCTCCAATGAGAGATTCTAGTATTTGGTGAAGGGGCTTGTATGTCGCTAGTTCCATCAGGCTAGGCACTTGGAAGTAAGCGCACTCGCCCGGATACCCCATTGGTCTGTCGTGGTTAATCCGATTGTGCTGAATCCATGACTCCTTATACGCCTCAATAATATCATCAGGCATGAAAGAATCCAAAATCAAAACTCCGTCATTACGCCACTGCCGCTCAAAATCACTTAAAACAAAATCCCCAATCTTTTCACGATCAAGCCAAGGAAGGTCTTGATTCGCAAAGCCGCCGGACAGTAAATTAATTTCTGCTAACAAATTTGGATGATGCTCAATCGCTGAACCAATAAGGTTTTGTAGCAATCCCGTTTTTCCACTCATTTCTCACTCTTTCTGCTTCTGTAAGGTGCTCTTCGGTGTTGCACCAACTTTCTAAATGTAAACCAAGTTCTTCGGCCTGCTTAGGACTAACAGTTATCCTAGTATGGCATGGTCGGCATACCGCTAGTAAATTAGGGAGGTCTAAAATGCTCCCACCCTGAGATCGGTTAACTAGTTCGTGAATGTCGTCAGTTCTGTTAACAGTTACTGCACCCTGCTTACCGTCATACACAGCAAAGACTACACATGCCTGACAAAGAGGACGTTCATTTAGTAAATCTTCAACCAGCGCCCTGCGTTTAACATACTTTGTTTGCATTTTCTTTGAGCGCTTATTCAAAGGGGAACGCTTCAACTGACTATCCCCACGCTTTAACGGAGTGCGACGAAGTGGCTTACCTCTTTTCACGCCAATAACCTTTGTGTATCTTCAGAATCGTCTTATAAAGACGTTCTGCCCCAATACGAACATCGAACTTCTTCACCTTCTTACGAATATCCGCAGAGGTTTCTGCCAGATAGTCTCTATCAGTGAACTGCTCCAGCAGGTGAGGATACTCAGACGGATCATCAGCCATTACACCTATACCGTGCTCTGAAACTAATTCCGCATACTGCGGAGAGTAGGAGCACACAAATGGAACACCCGCCGCCGCATACTCTAAGCCCTTGATGTAAGACTTAGCGTGGTTGAAGGGGATGTTGGTCAGGGGCACAATTCCGACTTGGAACAAAAACCCTTTATGTAATTCATACGGTGGTAAAAACGGCGACGTAGAAACAAGCCCTGCGCTAACACCAATTTCTTTATAGAACCTAGGAACACCAGCAACTTTAATGTCCCCGGTATGGTGGAAAGTAGCAAACTTACTTAGTTCACTACTGTACCGTCTCAGAATTTCTAAATCGCCACTTCTATGGGCAGTTGACCCCATCCACCCCACAACCAGTTTATGCGGATTAGGTGATTCAAACGCTGGAACATCCCGATACTGATCAACAGTAACATAGTTTGTTTGCAAATAAACGTTGTCGTTCCATTCCAGCATTTTGCTCTCTAGGAACGGAGTCGAAACCAAAATAGCGTCAGATTCCATCAAAATGTTTTTGTACCATTGGGTGTTTTCCTCAGGATTCAAAGACGGCTTAGACGCAGCATAGGCAGCATTCTTTTCGCTAAGCCCCCAATACCAGTCATCTACATCATTAATGATAATCTGCCCAGCAGACTGCGCTCGCTTCATATCAGGCAACACCTGCTTGTGCATGTAACGCTGCATGACAATAACATCACAATCAAAATGATCACCGCTACCGTCAAAGGAATGAACTCCAAACGTACCAGTCATTGAATTATGAGCAAGAATACCGACAGCAACATCAATACCTTTCTTGCGTAAAGGCCCGATAAACTGCCCGACCCTAATATGTCCTGAACCTCCCATAACAGGCATACCGTTCGGAGTCTGTATAGAACGAGACCAGTCATTAGATGCGAAACCAATCTTCATCAGAACTTCCATTCTCCATCTAAAGCGGCATACAAGCAATCATCGCCCTCGGAATTAACCAAGCCGTTATCTTCATGCCACTTCCTATGCGCAATAATTGCCTCACGCAAGAACGTGGCTAGTGATAACGATGGGTCGGCAGGTTGACCAAGAGTCATCAACCTATCTACTTCCGCAAGACGCTTCTCGGCATAGAATCTAAAGCGCTCCGACTTAGTTTTCTGATCTTCCATCCCAGCAGCAGGATCGGTAACAAAATCAGGGTATGCTGCTCTCAGCGAGTTGATATCTGTTTCCAACTCACTGATCTTTTCAGAAACCGTACTAATGATTTCCAAAAGGCAGTCCTTCCACAATTGAAGGTTTTCTGGTAGGCGCAGAAAGTCTTTGTCCTGTTGTGAAGCATTGTTCTTAATGTCTTCGGAGACTATCATGGCAAAGTTGTTTATCTGCGACATGTGTTATCGCCCTCCAAACTCGGGGCAGATAGACTTGTAGTCACACCAGTTACAGAGAGGGCCGGTTCGGGTTTCAAACTCACCAGAGTCACACATTGACTTGACCTGATCCCAAGTGTTACGAACTTCGACACGAACATCGTTCTCAAGTTTTTCATCAACGTCGTATCTTGCAAACTGACCAGACTTTACATACAGCAACTCTGCTCGTTCAACTTCCATACCAGTCAACTCTTTAAGGAGAATACTGTAGATCGTAATCTGCATCTTCTTCTCCCACTCATACTGCTTGCGAGGCTTCTTGCCAGTCTTGTAGTCCGAGATTACCAACTTGCCGTCTTCAATCGTGTATCGGTCAATGATGCCGAAAATTGGTACACCATCAATGTCGCCATCCATCTTGGCTTCAATACCTTCAGCATCAAACGAAGTAGGGTCTTCCATGCCAAAATAGTTTTCAATACACCACCACGCCTTCCAACGGAATTCGTTCTCATCGCACTTCTCTCTAAGAGCATGGAACTCCGCTGACCACTTACTGTCCCACAACTCCCGTGCCAACTTGCGTGCGGTCGCTTCTGTCCGTTCTTCACGTGGGTAAGTGAACAACTCTTCCAGAACTTCATGCACGAACGAACCTAAGTGTTGCGCTTCAGTAGATTCTGTAGGAAGTTTGTCAAGTTTAGAAAACTTGAACTTCAGCGGACACTGCTGGAAGGTGCTGATAGAACTAGGCGACATATACCTCGGGTACTCGTATGACAGCGGCCCCAAATCTAGACTATCCTGCATCGGCCTCTACTTGCACCTCGGAATCATCTGCACTCATGCTCTTAACAAACTCCAACATCGCCTTAAGCAAGTCACGAGTAACGTTCTCATTAGCAAACTCGGCATTGTCAGAAATCTTTGACCAATGGGCACGACAGGCATCAATGGTAGTCTGCGACTGACTGTTTAGGACTTCACGCAGTTTCTCAAAATGCTCTGGTGAGATAGGCTGGTCAGCAGTCTCTTGAGCGTACTCTAGATTCATCGACTCTTCGGAACGAGCGAGATACAAGCCAACACCAAAATGCTGTGCCGCCTTCTTCAAAGCATCCGACACCGCCCCCTTCATCTCGTCACCGAGATCAACGATATCACCGTTCTTGGTGCGCTTGATCTTCTGTCCACCAATACCGTCCTTTGTGACCGTTAGCGCAGGCGCATCATTGGTGGGAACAAACGTGGCAGTAAGCCGAACATGGGCTACAATGTAATCGGGGTCCAAACTATCACGGACACAAGACAGAATCTCGTAGGACCACATGTCCACACCAAGCACTCTGTTCAACCGAGTAATGACCTCGCTTACTGGAATGTATGTAAGGCTTGCGCCCCCCTTCTTGAGTTGCTTCTCAACTGAAGGGTCGAAAGGCTCCGATAGTGCCATTAACATATTGCTCATTTATCTCTCCTAATCACTAGACTCTTCTTTGATTCCCCTACTTCGCAGTAGTCGTCTGCATCCAAGTGCAGTTCCTTCAACTTGGTTACCTTCCAATAAGAAATACCAGCAAACTGTAACGCTTCACGAATCATATCCGTGGGAGTCTTCACCACTTCACCTGTATTCAAATCGACACTACTGTCAACGATGCGTTTGCTAACATCGTCAATAAGGGCTTGATGATCCCACGTCTTACGGGGTGAGCCAGACTTGATTTCAACCGTAGCGCCATCGACGGCAACGGGTGCGGGCAAGTGACCCAAATGCTCAGTAATCATCGACTGAAGTTCATTAAACAAGTCAGTTGTATACGACTTAATCATATGCATGTCACTAGCCAACTGTAACGTTTCTTCAACAGACGCATAATCCAAGTTTGAGACATCGCTCATCTCTTGGATGTCGCTCTCAAGCGAACGAAGCGCCGTGTAAACGGCTTTCAGGGAATCAGTCGGATTTTCCAACACAGACATTATGTCTCCTTAATAAATAGTAACTACCTGTAGTGTACTCAATTTACGCATGTTAGTCAAGCCTACCTTCATCAAGTAAGCGGTCTAACGTATACTCAAAATTGTGCTTAGAGGCATCAGAAACATTTTCCACAGCACTATGAAAAACGTCAAGCAGTTTAGTGGAAAACAGGTTTACAGCGTGCTCCTTGACGGCCTCCTCTGTAACCTCTTCTGTCAAGTCAGGTGTCCGCTCAATGATACCATTAGCCACGAACTCATCAATCTCAGAGTTCAAATATTCATCCGCAATACCAACCGTCATAGCAGAGTCAGTCCATAACAGAACGGCAAAATCTTCTCCACTCAACGCAGAACGTGGCGTATTAATGAACGTTATCTCTACCCCACTACGTTTTAGTACTGCGAGTACGTCAGGCTCAAAGTCCTCAACTTCTTCGTACATCACGTAGACTCTAAAATCCGTACCAAGTCAGGCCCAGTCTTACCGCCCCAAACACCAACACTCATCTTGCTGCTGACTGCAAAATCCAAGCACTCACTCTTAAACTCACACTCATTCTCGCAAATGGCTACCGCCATACGACGTTTACTCGGGTGCGAAGAAAAGAACAAACCATCTTCTCCCACGCATGGCGCTGACCCAAACCATTCTGGAACCGTCACATCAAACATTGATCTCCTTTCATCATGCTGGTAGTTTATAAAATTGCTGTCAAGCAAACAACCGAAAAATCCTGTCCTTGACACAGCCACGCCGTTTAACTACACTACGAGCAAACTACAGAAGGAGCAAACTGCCACAAGACTGACGCCGGGAAATCCCGATGACATAAACGTTCACTGAAGGACCGGAGGGTTACACTCGTTACGCAACTGGTACTTTGAAGACTAAGAGGGCACGCCTGCCCAAAGAGGAACGATTTGAATCGCACGATACACTGGAACAACATCCTTGACGGGATGCCAGTCACTGCACGGAGAACATCAAGCCTTGAGGAACAGGTTCGGAACAAGCAAACGCCCATGCGGTTCCGGCACACGGGCTACTAGAGCCATATCTAGGGAGAGTGGGCATCGCTGAAAAAATAGGCGGTGCTTGGGGTCCATGAAGTGAACAGCCTTGAATAAACCATATGGGTTCGTCCCAGCCTCTCGTGCGTTAGCGTCAACTACCACACGAAAGGGAGGGACCACTATGCCTAAAGTCAAACCAGCCTACGAACCTGCTGAGCATCAAGAAACACCGTAGCGGTTCCGTTTACGAGTTCCACCTGATCCATAGGGACTCCGACTTTAGAAGCAATCGCCGCACGCATCCGAATATCCTCCATCGGATCATAAGGGGTAAAGAAGTCACGGTCTTCCCTATCATCGGACAGCACCTCCATCAGAGGCACGGGGGCAGGAGGAGCGATACAAGTCTTACAGCACAGGCGGTCTTCGTTCACCTTAGGCTTGCGGGCGCTTTCAACAGCGTGCCCACACTCCAACTCAATATGCCATTTAGTTTGTCCGTACTCACCCAAGCGTACTGCCTGAGTGACCAACCGCTTCGGTCCACGTTTACTCATACAGATATGGTACCAGCCCCCTTGACTAGAAGCCACCGAAACCATACAATACGACTATGGATAAAGATAAACTTCTCTCAGATGCCCTAGGTCAAATCGAAAAGCAGTTTGGCGAAGGAAGCATCATGCGTCTTGGTGACGCCGCTTCAATGCAGATCGAAACAATTTCAACCGGCTCCATTGCTCTTGACTTGGCGTTGGGTGTCGGAGGCGTGCCTCGTGGGCGAGTTACAGAAATCTATGGCCCTGAGTCTTCAGGCAAGACCACTATTGCGCTTCACATTATTGCAGAGGCCCAAAAGAACGGTGGCAAGTGTGCGTTCATCGACGCAGAGCACGCACTAGACCCTGTGTACGCTAAGGCAATCGGATGCGACATTGACGATCTTCTCGTTTCACAGCCAGACACAGGCGAACAGGCCCTGACAATCACGAACAAGTTGATTGAATCGGGTGCTCTGGATGTTGTGGTCGTGGACTCAGTGGCAGCGCTTACACCTCGTGCGGAAATTGAGGGTGAGATGGGAGACAGTCATGTTGGTCTGCACGCTCGCCTCATGTCGCAAGCCATGCGTAAGATTGTTGCAAATCTCAACAACTCAAAGACGACGCTCATCATGATCAACCAGTTGCGTGAGAAGATTGGCGTAATGTTCGGTTCGCCCGAAGTGACTACTGGTGGTAAGGCGCTTAAGTTTTATGCGTCAGTCCGAATGGACATTCGCCGTATTGAAACGTTGAAGGATGGCGGCGAAGCGTCCGGTAACAAGACACGAGTTAAGGTTGTCAAGAACAAGTGCGCCCCACCTTTCCGTCAGGCAGAGTTTGAAATCGCATACGGTGAGGGAATTAGCCGTACCGGAGACATTGTAGACATCGCCGCCGAAATGGGCATCCTTGATAAGAAGGGTGCGTGGTACGCATACAAGGGTGAGAACATCGGACAGGGCCGTGCCAACACGAAGGCGTTCTTGGATGAAAACGAAGACATCCGAGAAACTATTGCGGACACTATCTACTCATCTATTTGACAGACGCTAGCATATGTAGTATCCTTGCAAGTTGAAGAAAGGATACAGCAATGGCTAGAACCAAAAACGTCAAAACAACCAAAGCCCCTGTTGGACCCCCTCCCGGCTGGCTAGTGGCAGAGATGTACCAAATCTCGCCTCAAGTCACGCTGTTCAAAGGCGACGAATGCCGCATTAAGGGCGAGCAGGGGAACTATAAGTTCATCCGTCATGTGATAAACACGAACCTCCGTCCCCACTCTGAGTGGATTGACCTGTGGGGTGGCTCCCACGGGCACGGGCAGTGGAGGTCTATTCGTGTTGAGCGGATTAAGCACATTCCCAAAAAGCGGCCCCGTAAAAAGAAAGAACCCCAGTCACCTAAGTGACCGGGGTGCTTCCCTGCTAGGGAAGGACACAAAAGGAGCAAAGCCCATCCCCTAACAAACTTATTATAGTGTACCGCTTGATGGTTGATCAAGCGATACGGGCACTACCCTCAGACGAGAGAAGCCGTTGATTTGTCGCCAACCTTGGTAGCAGCGAATGACTTCACCACTGAAAGGGCAGCGGCAACAGCAGCCGTAGCAGCACCCTTGGCTGAAGCCATGTCAGTCACGACAAACATTGCCAGAAATGTCTGGGCGAATGTCATAAGGGCACGCTCTCCAACCTGCTTGTAGATGCTCATATCCATAAGTATTCTCCTTGTTAGGGGATAAAAACGAGGCAAATTACCTCAGTCATATTATACCGCATAGCCTATACCGGCATAAGAGAACGTTTATGTAAATGTTATCTTAACTTTTCTTCTGTGATAGGCTAAACGCTGCATCAATCTCGTCAGCAGTAACCTTACCATCATCAGCGTAAGCCGCAGCAAGTTTCTGCAAGACCTGAGCCGCCGCCGTAGCGCCAGCAAGGAAAGCAGCCTTATGCGGTTCAATACCACCAATGAGGCTTGAACTACCAATAATCGCCATAGCGTTCATTACGAACACGGCGAGAATTCTGCCCATAGTGTTGAAAACAAGTTTAGTCGTCGCTGTCATCGCTTCTCTCATCATCTACGTAGTCTAATACAGTTCCCAGTAAATGTAATGCAAGACCGGCGAAAGAAATATATATTCCCTGCCGTAACGTGGTCGATGACAAGGTGATCAACACCAGCCCCGTACCCGCCAAAGTCCATCCAAGGTAAAGCATTTCTCTACCCATGCGCCGGATGGCTCCTACTGTTAGTTTGATTATGTTTTTCATGGTGCCTCCTTTCACCGAGACTTTCTTCTAGAACTACCCTTTTTGCCTTTACCACCACCGGAGTCGCCTCCGGGGCCTCCTCCACCGCCGCCACCGGAAGGGCCACCCCCACCGCCGCCAGTAGGACCGGAAGGGCCAGCAGATGCAGCAGCAGCAACAGTTACGGCTGCACTTGCAGCAACAACAGTACGCCGAGTTTCAGTGTCAACCACAGAACCCTCAGCGATATATTCATTGAAAGCCTCGTCGTCAAAGATATCTACAGTCTCTTCAAACTCTGCCTTCACTTCATCGTCTGCTTCGTTAACGGCAGCGACTAGAACAACTTTGGCATCGTCAGAGATGTCATCAAAGTTTTCGTCAGTGACAAGGCTTTCAATTTCGTCCGTGGTGATTTCGCCGTCAACAACGTCCAAGAAGTCTTCGGCAAGTTCTTCGTCTAACTCATCAAGTTCTTCAACGACTTTTTCTTCGGCGTCATCAACCTCAGACAACTCCACGCCTTCAATGTCAAGTCCAAGGCTGTTTAGTTCCAGCGCCAGTTCTTGATCTTCTTCTTCAACGTCAAATTCTTCAAAGAACTCTGCAACGGTTAACGCTTCGCCTGTATCTTCGTCAACAAACTCAAACTCAATTTCCTCACCATCTACGGTAACGATCTCTGGTTCAGGCTCCGGCTCAGGTTCCGGTTCCGGGGGAAGAGTTGTCGTTGTCGTCGTTGGAGGCAACGTTGATGTGGTGGTTGTCGTGGTAGTGCTTGTAGTTGTAGTGCTTGTCGATGTAGTCGTAGTCGGGGTTACCGTAGTCGTCGTAGGCGGTACGGTGGTCGTTGTCGTTGATGGCGGTGCCTCCGTCGTTGTAGTTGTAGGCGCTACCGTCGTCGTAGTTGTAGGCGGCAACGTCGTTGTTGTCGTTACAGGTATTGTAGTGGTTGTGGTCGTGGTTGGAGGCAAGGTCGTAGTAGTTGTTGTCGTCGTTGTCGTTGTGGTCGGGGGAACGGTGGTTGTCGTCGTTGTCGTCGGAGGAGTACCTTCTGAAACTTGAATTTCCATCGTCTCACCAACATGACAATCGTTCTCAGAACCGCAAGCAAGAATGTTAAAGAACCACGTCGCACTGCCTAGGTCATCATAAGCAACCGTGTGAGAAGTCGAAGAAATGTTTTGAGTATAAGTAATGTTAGACTCATCTATTTCCCACGGATTACCAAGTTGGTTCCAAGCGATCTTGTAATGCGCAGGATCGACAAAACCGTCACTAGAAGCATCCCAACTAAATGTGATGTCGCCAGTAGCGTCATCCCGTTCGTAAGTCTGGTTGTCAACTATGTCGGGCATATTCATGATGGAGGTGGAGGCAACAGATGTCCAATTAGAGTACAAAGCGTTAGTGTCGTTATCCGAGCGAACATTAACGTTAAACAAACCGTGTGCTTCGTTGAACAACTGCTCTATGTAAGAAGCGTTGAACGTGTACTCGGTAACGAGAGCGTTCTCATCTCCAACATTACCAGTAGCAACGCCATACGGTCCAGCGTTCCCGTCGTCATTCAGACCAAACCCAATAGCGTAACGTTCTGGATCAACGTTTCCGTCAGTTGGTGCATCCCAATCAGCCTTCACCGTACCGTTGTAGTAGTCAACGGTTAAAGTCAAATTGGTAGGATCGCCTATCGTTTGAGGAATTGTCGTCGTGGTCGTTGTTGTGGTTGTAGTCGTCGTGGTTGTAGTGGTGACAGGCGTTGCCCAAGTCCACGTATTTACCGTAAACCCACACAGGGTCTGCGAGGTAAGCCCTTGACATGTGTCCCACGAAGCGTTAGACGACCAGCCATTCGGTGCAGAGTTGCTGTTGATGGAGTTGAACTGAGGATTAGTGAGCAGGTTGGTGAGGTCTGTCCATTCGGTGCTCCCATCAAGTTTTGCCTTGAAAGCGACTTCTTTGATTTCGGTTCCGTAGTTCCCTCCCGAACCTTCGCCATCTTTTGCCCAGATACGAATCTTAACTGTGTCCCACGATGTTGAATCTTGCACATTCGTAGAGGTAGACGCTGAGAACCAAAAGGAAGGAACCTCAACCCAAGATGTTGGAGCAGATGATGTCAAGTTGCCTTGCAGTAGGTTACCTGCCGAGTCGTAAGCGGCATACTGCGTCGCCACATAATCGTTAACATCGTCGGACCGTTTAACAAGAGGGGTCACAACAATTGAATCAATCTCTCCCGCATACGAAGAAACGTCAATTGTTTGCTCAATGTATGCGGGGGTGTAAGAGAATCTGACCCCGTTGTAGGTGCTGAAGTTTGTTGCAAGCGTCAGGTCAGTGACAAGTGCGTATTCACCATTTTCGTAACCCGGACCAACCTGACCGGGGTAATAGCCCGCCCTAAGGCGGTAAACGCCTGCATCCAGCGTGGTGTCGATCTTTGCTGACACACACTGGTCTTGGGCGTTGTGGTTGCTGTCATCATTTCTGGTAATCAACGTGCCTGACATGTCATACAACCACAAGTACGGGTCAACCGTTACCTCATTACATGACTGATTGCTGTTGCCGTAGATGGTAACATCGGTGCTGTCTGATTCAATCTCAAAGTACCAGTCAGATTCTTCGGTAACTGTGTATGAAGCGGCGGCTGCCGGGACAGGAGCAAACCACGCTAATGCAAAAACCCACACAAGCGCTGCTTTAGCCATTCTTTTGTAGGTTCTGCCTTTACGCAGCATAAACTACACCCCACTTACCACTAACACCTAGTATTATTGTACCGCTATGAAGACTTGCCAACGGCCAATCAGGCGGTATAATAAGACACATGCCTACTTACACGTACAGATTCATCGACACTGACGACACCGTTGACGTTTACCAGTCTTTCTCTGACGACACTTTGACAGAACTGGAGCACCCTGACACCGGAAAAAAGATGTCAGTCAAAAAGGTCTACTACTCTCCAGCAGTAACCGGCGTAGAAAACGTACCCAAAACTGTTTCCCCAACCTACCGGTCTGATCGTTCCGCCGTTTGGAACAGCGCACAACAGGAGTGACATGGGACGCCTAACTTTTCTCACAGGAACAATGTCTTCAGGCAAGACAACCCACCTTCTACAGTCTCACTTCAACATAGAAGATGCATTTCCCGGTCAGGTTCTACTAATCAACAAGAACGACAGATCAGGCGACTCGGTTTGTAGTAACCGAATGGGCGGGATGAGTTTGTCATGTGGCGTAACCGACGAAACAAACATAGTTGACCTTGTTTCCAAACAAGAGCAAGAAACCGACAACAAGATTGCATACATTTTTGTAGATGAAGTACAGTTCTTCAGCATCGCCCAGATTGAACAACTCGTACACTTAGCAGACGTTCAAGACATTGACATATACGCTTACGGCCTGCTCACTTCTTACAAAGGTGAACTATTCAAGGCTAGCAAGCGGCTGATCGAACTTTGCGACAAAATCGTGCAAATCAGCAACGGTATGCGATGCTGGTGCGGAGCACGGGCGACCCACAACGCTCTTTACTTAGGTGGGCGCAGTGCACACACGGGAAGCGAAACCGTCGTGGACAACGCAGACAACGTTGATTATCGTGTCATGTGCCGTAGACACTTCTTAGAGCACATTGGGCATAACTCAAAGAGAGACACGGACGTTTAACTCTCCGTCGTCTTCCGACAGCACCTGTAAGTCTAGACCCTCAAACAGAATGGTCACCAGTTGACACATGCTGTCTTGAACAAATTCTTTGTCTTCGTCTTCGGGATCGGACAGGTCAACTAGCGTGTCCACGAAATAGTTGAATAGGGCCGTTTGTGCTTGTTCAATGTTTTCTTCAGACATGCTGTTAGTCTAGTGCCAGAAAATTTTCTGATCAAGCAGTCTTGACAGGCCACCACGGGTCGATTATAATACCAGTACTGCTTGAGAAAGCAGCATCTGTAAATAGCGAATATGATAGGAGAAGAAAATGAGCAATGCAGATATCACAGTAAGCGGAAACCTCACAGTTGACCCGGAACTTAAGTACGGTAACAACGGCAACGCACGGCTATCGTTCTCGGTAGCATCAAACAAGCGTTTTCAGGTCAACGGTGAGTGGCAGGAAGAAACATCGTTCTTCAACGTTGTTGCTTGGCGAGGAATTGCAGAGCAGGCTGCTAACGTGCTTGAGAAGGGTATGCCCGTAATCATCAAGGGCCGTCTTGAGCAGCGTTCGTGGGAAAACGCAGAAGGCGAGAAGCGCTCAACGGTAGAGATCGTTGCAGACGCTGTTGCTGTCAACACGTTTGGCATTGAGAGCCTTGTCCGTCGCCGTGGCGGCGGAGGCGGAGGCGGCGCAAGCCGACCTGCTCCTCAGCAGAAGGCAACGGTTCCCGAACGTGATCCTTTTGAGGATTTCTGATCAAACACACGAAAGGAGACCGGCCCCCCGAAAGGGGGGCTTCTTCTTTTCTGGGATTGACAGATGATCGAAAGGAGGCTATGCTTATCTCATGGAAAAGACTGAATGCAAAGCAGTCGTTGAACTGCTAAGTGTAACTTGGGACAAGTCACTAGACACCGCATCCCTCACTGTGCGAGCGAAGGGATACTGGGAGTTTATCCACGACTTGCCCTATGAAGAAACTAAAACAACTATTAAGCGTATGGGAATGGCTGGGCGCAAGTGGCTACCCAAGCCCGGAGAACTTCGCCTCGCCACGCTCTCATACATGAACGGCGAAGAACTACCCCCTGAACCCGAAGAAGCGTGGACTATCCTGCAAGCCATCGGGCAGAAGATTTACAGCGGCACTTACGACTACGTAAAGCCGCACCCTGTTCTTGCGCAAACCATTCGCAGGCTGGGCACTAACGCCACGGCCTTGACAACTAACTCAGATCGTGCTATGTTTACCTCCTTGTACGAGAAGACTAGAGAGGCATATATTTTGGAGCATTATGGAACCGATTGATAACGTACTAGCACGAGTCAACCACACGTCATCTGGAAAGAACCAGTGGGATGCTACATGCCCCTGCCGCAGTGACGACGACAACCCTTCTTTGCGGGTGTCGGTCGGCAAGCAAGGTCAGGTTCTAATGAAGTGCCTGCGTGGTGGCGGATGTGAACTTGGCGAGATTTGTGAGTCTATCGGGCTAGAGGTTGGTGACTTGTTCCCCAAGGACGCACCTAAGCCGAAGAAGTCTAAGTTGGACCTTGTTGACACTTACAAGTACTACTATGCAGACGGAACTCTAGCGATGGAGGTTCTGCGGTTTGTAGACGACAACGGTAAGAAGACTTTCAGGCAACGTCGCCCCGATGAAGATGCGGGAGGCTGGAACTGGTCAACTTCAGACATTGAAAAGCCACTGTACCGTCTTCCCCAAGTTATTCACGCCAAGGAAGAAGGCCGTCCGATTTACGTCGTAGAAGGCGAGAAGGACGTACACAGCCTAGAGGCTCTGGGCAAGACTGCTACCACCAACCCCGGTGGTGCAGGTGCAGAAGGCCAAAACAAATGGATGCCTCATCACACTGAAGCGCTTGCTGGAGCAAACGTCATCATCATCTGCGATAACGACGAAGCAGGCTACCTACACGCACGCTCCGTTAACAAGATGCTCACCGAAGCCGGATGCAACGTCAAGGTGTTCAAGCCCGGAAAGTACAATGACGTTTCCGACCTAATTGACGCTGGTGACGAGTTAGCGGACACGCTTACACCGTTTGATGCCACGGCTATTCCTGAACCTGAAGAAACGGATGACACTGCGCTCAGCAAATTGATCAGCAGTCTCGCAGACCTGCAAGGACAAGAGATGAGCGAAAGTCTTCTCATGGGGCGGGTAGCGTCACACTTCGACTCCTTCATCAGCACCAAGGACCGCCAACACGAAGACGGGGGCAACCTTGTTGAATGGTCACCGTTCCTAGAGACCGACGTAGACCTCTCATACGACTGGGTGATTCCCAACGTACTAGAGCGTCAAGAGCGTGTCATCGTTGTCGCCGCTGAGGGTGCCGGTAAGACTACCCTCGCCCGACAGGTTGCACTCATGTCATCCGCAGGCATCCACCCGTTCCGTCGTGATGCAATGCCGAAGGTACGTACATTGATGATCGACCTAGAAAACCCTGAACGAATCATTCGGCGCACATCGTTGCGTATCTATGACAAGATCAAGTGGTTTGGCAAGCACGAAGACATGGACGCACACCTGTTGATGAAGCCTGACGGTGTTAACTTGTTGACGCCCAAAGACAAGGCGCTCATTGAAGAGCACGTGGCAATGGTTCAGCCCGACATTGTTTTCTTCGGGCCGCTCTACAAAGCGTTCATTGACCCCGGTGGCCGAACAGCAGAGTCAGTTTCAATCGAAATTGCCAAGTTCCTAGACTACATCCGGCACACCTACAACTGTGCGCTCTGGATTGAGCACCACGCTCCGCTAGGTTCAGGCGGTCAGCGAGACCTACGACCGTTCGGTTCAGCCGTATGGTCACGCTGGTCAGAGTTCGGTCTAGCACTAGCGCCCGACCCCACCGATCCTGAACTGATTGAGTTCAAGCACTACCGTGGACAGCGAGAAGCCCGAGAATGGCCTGCTCTCTGTAAGCGTGGTGAAACATGGCCTTTTGAAGTCGTAGAGTTCTCACAGTATCAAAACAGTGTTGCTCCGCAAGGATCAGATCGTAGTGATGAAGAATTAAACGAAGCATACCAAAACGAAGAGTTTGACGACGAGGTGACTCCTTGGTGACCTTTGATGAAAACTTGAGTAACGGTTGACTGTAAGCGCCTAGTTTACTAGGGTAAATTTAAGTCGCTTCACTGTACCACTAACACCTAGGTACGCCAAAGCGCCGGTTAGCCCCTCGCCTGAGGGGTTAACTTCTTTCTTAAGGAGAAATGTGAGTAAAAGAGTACTGTTGACAGGTGGGTTAGGATTCATCGGTTCCCACACTGTTGAACATTGGTTAAAGAACACGGACTGGGAAATTATTGTTTTAGATTCCCTACGGTTCTCAGGTCGGGTAGAACGCCTGACAGACATTGAAGGATACGATCCAAACAGGGCTACTGTCCTTTGGCACGACATGCGTGCGCCTTTCCACGAGCAGATTAAGCGTCAAATTGGCGACGTAGATTACATCGTAAATATGGCATCTGACTCGCATGTAGATCGGTCAATCACCGAACCTGTTGATTTTGTACAAAACAATGTGAACCTAGTACTTAACGCTTTAGAGTACGCACGAGAAGTCAAGCCAGAAAAGTTTATTCAAGTATCAACTGATGAAGTATACGGACCCGCACCAAGCGGACATGACCATGCAGAAGGTGAGCCACACCGCCCATCAAACCCCTACTCTGCTTCAAAGTCTGCTCAGGAAGCCATTGCATACTCCTACTGGCGAACATTTGATGTGCCAGTAATCATCACAAACACCATGAACAACTTTGGTGAACGCCAACACCCAGAAAAGTATGTTCCTATGGTTATCAAAAAGATTCTCGCAGGAGAAAAGATTGATATCCACAGCAAGCCTAACGAAGACGGTACTTGGGAGATCGGATCACGTGTGTGGTTACATGCCCGCAACCACGCTGACGCAATCCAACACATCCTTGAAAACATTGACGTAACCTACTACATCGACAGTAATGTCACCCCCGACATTCAACGATTCAATGTTGCAGGCGAACAGGAAATTGACAACCTGCAAATTGTGAAAATGATCGCTGACATTATGGGTCAAGAGCCGGTCTACGAACTTGTAGATTTTCACTCAAGCCGCCCCGGCCACGATTTGCGTTATTCCCTAGACGGCTCTAAACTAAAAGAGCACGGATGGAATGCGCCAATGTCAGTAGCAGAATCATTCAGACGAACTGTCGAATGGACAATTAGCCGACCAGACTGGCTAGTTGAATAATTTGACAAACTGTATACACCTATGTTATAATGGGTGTCAGTAATGGAAAACAAAGGAGCAAAACATGAATCATTACGCAGTATTTCTTGACGTTGACGGAGTAATCAACAGCCTTCGTCACCTCTACTCTGGTGGAACTGTAGCGTTCGACCACAAGACAAACCCGCATGAGGCCGGACAGTACACCATTTGGGTGCCCGATTATATGCCAGAGTTGATCCAAGCCATCGAAGCCAGCACAGACCTGTATTGGCTAACGACGTGGCGCAACAAGGCCAACGAGCACATTTCAGACATCCTAGGAATCTCTAAGGAGACACCCGTGATTGACGATGGTACAGCCATCCGTAATCCTCACTGGAAGTTTGAAACCGTGCGCCCTCTAGCCGAACAGTTGAAGAACGACGGTCAAGAAGTTCTTTGGATTGAGGACTTCGGTCGTGTCTACGACAACCGCCTAACTGGAACATTGAAGTTTGTTGACACTGACTTCAACGGAGAAGGCGTGTTCCTCCCCCAGCACCTGCCCGTTCAGTTCATGGACCACATCGTTGAACACGGCGGGTATGAAGGGCCGACCTACGTCGCTGCACCCGGCAAGACCGGTCACGTCATTCGTGAACGCAACATCGGCAACGGGATCGACGCCTGATGGCCAACGAAGTAGAAGTCCTAGACAACGGATTCGTGCGGCTAGACGCCGCTTGCGCAGATGACTTAAGCGTGGTAAACGCCGCACGAGTCAGTTTCGGGATTCACAATGACAAACTGAGCGAACGAGATAAGGGCCTTATCGGTTTCCTAATGCGAGAAAAGCACGGAACCCCATTTGAGCACAACTTCTTCAGATTCCACATCAAAGCACCCATCTTCGTGGTGCGAGAATGGTTCCGTCACCGCATCGGCTGGTCATACAACGAATACTCTGGCCGATACTCACAAATGGCTACCGAAGCCTACCTTCCCGACGCAGAACAAATGCGAACACAAGTAGGTAAGCCCGGATCATACACATTTGAACCGATGGAAGAATACCAGTTCTCCCAAGACCGAATCAAAATGTCATACTACGCAAGTTTTCACGCATACGAAAAACTAATATCAGAAGGCGTAGCCAAAGAAGTAGCACGCATGGTACTACCCGTAGCCACCTACAGCGAATTCTACGCCACAACAAACGCACGGGCACTGATGAACTTTATCAACCTACGAGGCGACGAAACCGCCCAATGGGAGATCAGGCAATACGCAGACGTTCTGGAACAATTCTTCCAAGCAGCAATGCCCATCACATACGACCACTTCATCAACAACGGGCGAGTAGCGCCCTGACAAGGAGCAAGATGAAACACACAATTTACTGGAACGAAAAATACACCGGAGCCAAGCACGCCTTCGACACAACCCGCAAGAGCGGACACATCGCAGACACGATTGGCCACGAACACATCAGTGACCCCGCCACGCACGGACACTTCAACCTGCAAGACGCAGACGAAGCAATCCGCAAGGCGATCACGCCCGAATACTACGAAGCCCTCCAAACTGGTGGACCGAGAGCACAGTCTAACGGCTTCCAATGGGACTACGGCATTTGGGAAATGGCACTCAACTCCACCCTAGGAGTAATCAACGCCGCATCCGAAGCCTACAAGAACAAGACAATCGCCGGAAGCCTATCCTCAGGTCTGCACCACGCCGACCACAACGGAGGCATGGGATTCTGCACCGTCAACGGTCTGGCTGTCGCCGCAAACTTCATGCTTGAAATGAACCCGTCAATGAAGATTGTTATCCTAGATTTTGACGCACACTGCGGCGGAGGAACCGTAAGAACACTACGACACCTCGGCATCGACCAGCAAGTATGGCAAGCCGACATCTCCACGAACTACTTTGACGAGTACGCAGAGGACGAAACCCACTTCATTCTTAACGCAGACAACAGCGACGACTACATTCATCAGATGCAAACCGCATTTGATCTTTTGTGGGACGACCAGATCGACCTTGTATTGTACAATGCAGGAACAGACCCCTACCCTCGCATTTCGCACGCAGACCTCGCATACCGAGACCAAGTTGTGTTCAGCGAAGCATACAAAGCAGACACACCCGTAGCCTACGTGCTCGCAGGCGGATATACGCACGCACAAACAATGGACGAACTCGTCCAATCCCACATCAATACCATCAACAAGGCAGAAAACCAGATGGAATGGTGGGAAAAAGAAAAAGTTGCTACACTAACGGTATGAGCGAAATCACGATTATCGACAACTACGAATACAACGGTGAACGCACAGACACCGCCGAGTTTTACGAAAAGCACGGCTTTGCGATCATCCCCAACGCTGTACCCGACGAGTCATTAGACATGTACGGGGAACGATGGGACGCCGAATTCGACACACCCGATAATCCAAACTTCACAGGATGGGAAGACGACAAAGCATACATGCACGTCCCCGAACTGAAAGAAGTGCTCTGCCACAAAGGCGTAAACAATTTCTTCAAAGAAATTGACATCGCCGTAGCACTGCACGTCACCAAAACACGGATGACAGTGCAACACACCGGATGGCACCTAGACGCTACCCACCCCCACGACGTAGGACCAAAAAACTACGTTGGGGGAATGGTAGCATTAGGTGATTGTAACGAATCAAACGGTGCAATCGAAGCAATCCCCGGATCGCATAAATGGGACCTAAACTATCGGGAGCGTTACAGTAACCCCGACAGAACCACACACCCAAAATCGGCAGAGTTTGAAACTCACCGACAAGAAATCAACGCACCAATCGTGCAACTCCACGCCCGCCGAGGTGACCTACAAGTATGGCACGGACGCTCAGTACACCGAGCCGCCCAACCCACACAAAATAACGTAAAGCGCCCAGCAGTCGTAGCACACTGGTGCAACCGGCTCGTAGCCGAATCAGAAGTAGAAAAAGCCGGAGGACACGTCCCATATGAAATCATGGCAGACGACCTCATCACAAACAAATCAAACTCCAACGAACACTTCTTCCAACGCTGGGGAGACGACGGTGGATTCTACTACCCCAACTGCACAATCACCCGCACATGGCTAGGACGAAACTTCCCCGAAGTTCCCTACGACCGAGTGCTCTGGGAAGACCTCCCATCATACGGCATCCAACACGACATGGGTGACCCCGATCTGCTACTCCCAGACGGCGGCGGCAACTACTAAAATTTGCCCCACCCCACAAAATATGGTAAACTAGCCGCATGGAAGCATACGGATTTTTCCCAAGATACACCGACACAGTAGACCACCTAGCAGAAGCAAACCCCGACGCACTATTCGCAGACGGACTAGAAGCAGCCTGCATAGGACACACCGAAATCTGGGATCACGACGGCACCCGCAGACACCTCGCCGTATACAGCAAACAAAAAATTGTGCAAATCTTCGTAGACGACCACTACATGACACCCGAATCTGCACAAGAATACGCCGACTTCAACGTCTACAACGCCTACATGGGACCCAACACGCCCCTATACCTAGACGAAACCTACAACACCGTCCCCCACAAAATCCAGCCCGTACTACCCGAAGAAATGTACGAACTATGAAATTCTCAGACCTCAAATTCTCAATATCAGAACCGATTGACATTTCAGACACAGAATGGTTTAAAGAACTACAAGCAACACGATTCGGCACTAACAAAAACTATACCGCCGCTGAAAGCATCCGCAGATACAACGAAATCATGTCCCCAGAAAACTGGGAAACAAGAGACCAATACTGGCGACAAGCCCAAATCGAAGAATGCGGATACTGGGACGTACAAAAATACGAACTATGACAAAACCACGATTCGGTACAAACAACAACTACACGGCTATCCAAAGTATCCGCAAAATGCGAGAAATACTTTCAGACGAAAACTGGGAAAAAATAAAACACAGCCCAGAAAAACGAGCCGAAGCAAAACAACAACTAACCGAATGCGGATTCAACGAAGTACACGAATGGTTAGACCAAACAATAAACCCAAGATGAAAAGACTCTACCTCAAAGGCACAAAACTCGTCCTAGACACACCCTACAACAAAGACGAAGTACAAGCCCTCAAAACATCATTCCCCAACGCACGCTGGGACAAAATCAACAAACACTGGACAATACCCCTCGCCGCCCGCAAACGAGCCATCGCCTTCGCAAACGCATGGAACATCGACGTGGACGACGACCTCATACGCCTACAACTACCAGAACACCCCATAGGCGAAACCACCATCAGACTTGAAAAAGCAATCCTACAAATCGTCGTGCCCTACGACACCCTACAAATCCACGACCTCAAAGCCATCCCCGGCATCAAATGGAACCCCCACCACAATCACTGGGAAACCCCCTACACCAACGTACACGAACTCATCCAATGGGCCGACAAATACAACCACCCCATCCCCGACCACATCCGCACACAAGCCAACATCGAAACCCAAAAAGCCCAACACGCCCAAAACCTCACACAAGCCACCGACGCCAAAATCACCATCCCCAACCTACAACTAGACCTCTACCCCTACCAACGAGCAGGCGTAGCCTACGCCGCCGAAAAACAACGCACCTTCATCGCAGACGAAATGGGCCTCGGCAAAAGCATCCAAGCCCTCGCCACCACAGAATACACAAACCAATACCCAGCCCTCATCATCTGCCCCACCAGCCTCACAGAAGACTGGAAAACCAAAATCGAAGAAGCACTACCCCACCGCACCATCCAAACCATCGAAGGCCGCAAAACCCCCGAACTGACCGAAACCGACTACACCATCATCGGCTACCCAAACATCCACGCCCAAAAACAACACCTCAACAACCAAAACCACAACACCCTCATCCTAGACGAATCCCACTACTGCAAAAACCCAGACGCACAACGCACCAAAGCCGCCAAAAACATCGCCAAAAACATCCCCACCACCGGCAACATCCTCCTCCTCACCGGCACCCCCATCACCAACATGCCAGCCGAATACGCCCCACAACTAGAAATCCTCCAACAAATCGACAACTTCGGAGGCCGCTGGAACTTCTACAAACGATACTGCGGAGCCTACCGAGACAACTGGGGCCACTGGCAAATCCACGGCTCAACCAACAACAAAGAACTCCTCAACAAACTACAAACCAACTGCTACATCCGCAGAGAAAAAGAACACGTCCTCACCGACCTCCCACCCATCACCTACAACACCATCCACACCACAATGGACAAAAAACACCGCACCATGTACAACCACGCCCTCAACGACCTACAAGAATGGTACACACAACAACAAGAACAAATCGCCATCAACGAAGGCAACAACCCCAACCAAGCACGAATCCGAGCACACTACGCAACACAAAACTACGAAAACCTCATCCAACTCACAGAACTCAGAAAAATCGCCGCCCAATCCAAAATACCCCACGCCCTAGAATGGATCGAAAACGCAAACACCCAAGGACAAAAAATCGTCATCGCCGCCCACCACCGCCACATAGTACAAACCCTAGCAAACGAACTCAACGCCCCAATGATCATCGGCGGACAACCACCAAAAGACACCGAAAAAGCAAAACAAGAATTCCAAAATAACACAAACTGCCAAAACATCGTCATCTCAATAGAAGCAGCAGCACACGGACACACCCTAACAGCATCACACAACATGCTCTTCATCGAAGCACCTTGGACCCCCGCCAAATACCACCAAACCTGCGCCCGAATCCACAGAATCGGCCAAAACCACCCCGCCACCATCCACAACCTCATAAACCCACAAACAATCGACCAACACATCTACAACACACTACAAAACAAAACCCAAAAAACACAACCAGCCATCACACCAACAGCAATCCAAAACATACTCAACACCAAACCCTGACATAACACAAACCAACAACCCCCATAAAAATATGTCACAACTGCGGGCAGGGTGCTATGCTGCTGTTGAAAAGTTGCGGGACTCTGCCGCCCCTCCCGAACATGTGTTCGCTTGGCGGGGGGCGAACGGGTGTTCGTGTCGATTACCGAACATGTGTTCGTCCGAACGAGTGTTCGCTTCGTCCTCTGCCCTGTCTTTACCCTACCTATTCGGACTGTGTGGAGTCCACCAGTACTCTGTTTGTCTGTTTGCTTGTGAGACAGCCTGTGAGCGTGTCTGTGGGCTTGTAGGCGTTCTGGGGGTGTGTGGATGCGTGGAGTGATACAGCAGGCTTTCTGAGCCGTTCTGATCGTGTCTGTGCCTCAAACGCAGAAAACCCACCCCGTAGGGTGGGCTTCTGGTGGATGTTGATGGGTTATGTCACCATACGGGCTTGATGATGGGGAGTGTTTCTTCTCCGAAGAGATCGACACTGCCACCACCTTCAAACACGAAAGTTGTAACTGTCTCCCAGCCGTGCGTCCTGTTCCACTTGTGGGCTACCTGTCGGGGAGCGCCGTTGTGAAGCACGAAGTCTCCGACTCGGATGTTGAAACGCTTGGTAAGCATGGTTGCCTTTCGGTTGGAGTTGGTTGATTGGGGGATTCTGTTGCCACGCTCCCCCGAGCGCCGGAACTTATCCGATGAGACTCAGCCGTTGTGAGTGACGTACTGGCGAACAGTCGCCATGTCCGTCCACACTTGGTGCTGCTCACGAAGAGACAGGTTACCGAGTGCGAAACGGTAGTCACGCTCCAGACGGGCAAGCATGTCCTCAGCGGACACGTTGTCCCACCACTGTGTAGACAGCAACGGAGTGACGATCGACATGTAGTCTCACCTCCTTTCTTTAGTTGTAAAAGAACTTGACTGTGACTCTAGCACCAGTATCAGCAATGTCAACCCATTTCCTAAAAAAGTTTGTTCAGTTCAGTTTGGCTGCACAACACACCACAGTTGTCAACCCCTTCAACCGCCGCAAGCACCCCGGCCAAGCCCCGACTCGTGCTCTCCGCAGCGGGACGCACCTACCCTGCCGCAGCCGCAGCCGTCATTCTCGCAGCCGCAGCCAGAAACTCGTCAAAACTCTGAGATTTTTGCGATTTCCGTATAACTTTGAGTTGCAATCCGCATCAGTCACCTGTACTATGTACCCATGTTCCACAACTACTACATCGGATTCCGCATCATGGTTGACCGTATCGGGCTTGACCCGTGGGATGTTGACATGAAGCGGCTCCGTATGTTCACCACCAAGCAAGAGCGTGAGCCGGTTAGCCGGTTCTGGTTCGGTTCGCCGTGCCGGTTCGTTCGCAGTATCGACTTGTTCGTTCACGTGTGGTTGCCTGAGGCCATCACCGAGAAGTATCCCGAACTTGCTACCTATCTCCGTTCGACTTCACCCCGTTGGGGACGCAGTTGGCGAGAGTGGTAAGAAAGACTTGACATACCTAGTGAGAGGACTATACTTAGGGACATGAGTTATTGCCACGTTACATACCAAACAAACCAATACCTTGACCGTCTGGACTACTGGACACGTGTTGAGGAAGAGTACGTAGAGTCTGAGCAGTACCAAGAGGACTTGGAAGAGTTCGACGGTACCGAGGAAGAGTACCTGAAGTCCAACGCCTACGACTCCGCAGTGGAGGCGTATCACGAGCGGTGCATCGACTATGCGTACTGAGGAACGGTACGACATTCGTCCCAACTCCGAAGGGGGTTGGGACGTTGTTGACACCGGCAACGGGTATGGTGTAGTATCGTCATACCCTACGAGAGAGATGGCACTACGAGAGGCCATAAGAAAGGACAAGTAATGAAATACGACTACACCAAGACGGTGCATCGTGACCAGCGAATCACCAAGATTCCGATTCCGAGAACTGACGACGTTATCGAAGTGTCGTCCGTTCACTACGACATCGGCACCGCCCGACTGAACGAAACATGCGTGTTCTTCCCCAACGGCGAGAGCGATGTTCGGGGCACCTACGACGATCACGACAAGATCGTGGCAGAACTACAGCACGCCTGACACGCCTAAGACGAGCCTCGGCAACCGGCATTACCGCCAGTTGTCGGGGCTTTGTCGTTTATGCGTACAGGGTGTCTACATCAAACCTTGTGGGTACGATTCCCCGCTGAAGGAGG